AATTAATATATAAGTTATTAGCAGTTGCAATAAAGGTTAGATCTTGGGTGTCAAAAGAAACTATACGGTTCATTATTTCTTCCTACAGTGTCTAAGTTTAACTAATTCTTCTTGTATGTTAAAGAATGCCTTAGTATAAACGTCTTCGACAATACGATTACAATCATGTACAAATATATCAGTATTCTTATTTGCTAATTTATTAGCCATATAGATACTTTGCATACGTCCGATACTTTTCTTTTTATTTCCTGGAGGTCCGTCAACAAATATTACGTCCCATTCGTGCTCATAAACAACAGAAGGTAAGGTAATTTCTAAGTTAGAAAAGTTATTAGAATTGTATTCGTCTAATAGTTTTTGATAATCTTTTATGTTTGATGTATATTCAATTAAGAATACATCTTTAGTTTTTTCTAGTACCCATTCCGGATCATGTTCTAGAAAAATTGTAGTACCGGTATTAGCGTGTCTCCAAAATTGAGAATCATGTCCGGTACCAAATATTAATAAATTTTTATTTCCAAGTCTTTCGGCAATGTAAGCATATTCGGATCTTTCCATTTGTCCTTTTTTAACTTTGGACATAAGGGTATCTAGTTCATTGTTAAATTGATGCATCTTCCATGCCCGCTACACGTAACTTAGTAATGTTTGTAATCTGCCATTGCTTCTGATCAAGTCCTTTCGAGATTCCTAACCATTTATTACGCATAAGAGCAAACTCGTTAATAATCTTTTCGTAGTCAACAACGTCTGCCTCACCGTCAACGTATTTTTCAACGTCACGACTGCTTAATGCACGTTGATAGTTTTCAAGATATTTTTTAAAAAAACTACTACGAAGTCTACGAAGTTCGATATTAAGATACTCAAGTATTGCTTCAAGTTCTTGTAATTGATTAAAACGATGCTCGACAAGGCCGGGCATTTCTGCCGCGGCCTTCTCTAGATTTCCATAAATTCGGATTTCTTTTTTTGCTTCAATAAGTTCTGCTTCGAAGTATGATATAGCATCTGGAATATGGCTAATATCTTTTGATATTTTGCTATACCACATTATTAATCCCAATCATCATCGTCTGAAACTAGTTCTTCATCTATATCAAGATAATAGTTAATTGCTGAATCAAGGAAATCGCAGTTACCAATGGCATCTTTAAGCGCATCATCACCAACACCATAATCTGCTAAAAGATCAACAAACCTTTCAGCAAGTGTTTCGAGATGTTTCTTATCTGTATGCTCTTTAAAAAGATTCCATATATCTACAACTTGTGAACTATCCATAAAACAAATTACTCCTCAGTTACTGGTTCCTGTACTACAGTTTCATCAGGTTCGATTTGAACCTCTTCATCTGTAATTAGTTCTTCCTCACGGTTACTAAAGTCATTCATGACTTGATCTAATAAAGTGCCGCCGGCTTCCCAAACTTTACGATATTCTTTAACTTCTTCGCCTGTAGTAGTAACATATTTAAGTCTGTTACCATCTTTAACAAGCATACCTTTTTTCTCAAAAAGATCAACAAGTCCACTGTAAGGATTCATACCAGTTTCGTATGGAATTTTAACTTGTACGCCTTCGAACGGTTTTGCGTAACGTGTTTTCATTACTTTACAACCTGCTCTAATTCCACGCACTTCGCTAATTTTATTACCATCTTCATCTTCTTTTAGTTTTAGTTTTTTCATTGCTACAACAATTGAAGATGCATAGATAAATCCTTGTCCACCTGAAATCTTATCATCTGGATCGAACATATCTTGCGATGCGTATGTATGGTTAGTACATACCAAGCCAACATTGTGTGAGCCAATCATATTAACTGTGTTACGAACAAGTGAAGTCAATGCCTTAGGCTTACGACCCATATCACCTTTCATATCACCCTTGTTAAACTGATCAACATCAGTAGGTGTTAGCAACATACCTAAACTATCAATAACAAATAATACTTTAGGACGTTCTTCATCCGGCATTTCTTTATAGTCTGCCATAAATGTTGAAATTGTTTTTGCTACATCATCAATCATTGACATATTAAGTTTAAGAAGTTTTTCTTCACTTGTGTCAACTTCAAGAGCCTGTAGCCATGTTTCATCAAGTGCGTTCTCTGAGTCAATTAGAACTACAAAGATGCCTTGATCTTGTGCCGCCTTTACAATGTTACCTGCACAGATATATGATTTACCTGCACCAGATTCTCCTGCAAAAACAGTTACCTTACCTAGTGGAACACCTTTGTTAAAGTCTCCTGAGATAAGGAAGTTGAGTGCATAGTTACCTGTACTAATCCAATCAGTAGGATCGTTAAATCCTGCACTCATGCCTGAAATAGATTTAGTTAAGTTTTTACGAAACTTAGAAACGTCAAATGCTTTACTAGCCATGGTTTCTCCTTTAGCATAAAAAGGGTGACCGAAGCCACCCTTTAATTATTATTACTGTGCTTGACGTGAACGGATCATTGCCAAGATATCTTCGGCTTTACCATTATCGCTTGCTGGTGCCGACACCGGTGCTACTTCTGGTGCTGGCGCCGCAGGTGCTTCTACTACTGGTGTAGTTGTAGCCTCTGGTGCTGTTGATACTGGTGTAGTCGGAGCAGATGATTGAGTATTCGGATCACCTGTACGTGCCGCCATCCCTGCTGGACGGAAGTACTGTCCCCAACGTTCCGGATCATATGCTTCACCGTCAACTGATGCTTGGAACATTTCTTGCATTACTTTAACTTCTACTTCACCTGGTTTCTTAGGTAAAAAGTCGCTCATGTTAAACAATCCATTTGTGTTAACTGCTTGCATCTCTGCATCAGTTAATGGACGCTCTCTACGTGACCATTGTGATGTTGAGTAATCAGCATAGCCGCCTTTAGAAGTTTTAATAAGTCTAAAGTCTACTCCTGCTGTATAATCAGTTGGTAGTTCTTCCATTTCAGGATCCATTAATGCACCCTTAATGATTTGGAAAATTTGTGGACCAATAATAAAACGTCTGATTGGATTTTCTGGAGTTTTGTCTTCATTAAGACCGTTCTCAGTTACAAAACCTTGGAATACGTATGAACGCTTTTTCCAATACTTACGACCCATATCTTCTAGAGTTGGATCTTTAAACCATCCGCGAACTTCGCTTAGGATTGGACAAGATTCACCATACATTTCCATACATGGTACTTGTACTTGAACTGGACGTGAGTCTGTTTCACCCTTAACACCTGCGAAAGGTAGTTTGATCATCAAACGCTCTTTCCAAAAGAAAGTGTTATTTTCGTCACCATCAGGTAAGAAACGTACAGTTGACTGCTCGCCTTCCTTTAAGTTCCAAAATGGGTAAATGGCGTTGTCGCCGCTTGTTGATTGATTAGAACCACCTGTGCGTGATTCTTGTTCTTTTAGTTTAGCACGAATTTCTGCTAATGTTGCCATAATTAAAGCCTCCTATGTTATTTGCCTTTGGCTGTTATTGTATTGCCTAGATTGTGCAGTACATTTACTATAATACACAAACTTACTTATAAAGTCAAGTGAAACTTTGTCAAAAAAGTGACTTAGTGAGCCAAACCCGCTAAAGTCTTAATTCTTGCCATCTCTTCATCTTGATTTGTAACCAATTCCTTCATGATGTTCATAGCATCTTTTATTGCTTCGTCACCATACTTCTTTTCAACTGCTGTCATGACAGCAGTTTCACCTTTAGGGAATTGATTAGAAGTGTAATCAAAGTGTCCTTTGATAAACTCATCTAAAGGTAATTCTTCTTTATCGTGTAACTTGTCTGGAGCATCTGCTTTTGATAACGCACCGTCTTTGTCAATTTTGATATCCATAGTGTCATCATCTGCTTCTTTTGCAAATGGTAACGGCTCACCTGCTTTTTCGTAGTAATCTACAATAAGGTCCTGTACTGATGTATCCAAAGCGGCTATAGGACCACCATCCTTTATAAGATTTGCAATGTCCATCATATCGTCAATTCGACCTTGCATCATTCTTACATCTTCGTCATAGCCTTGTTTTTTTGCTTCTTCTTGTTCCGCTTTAAATTTTTTCAAATCATCAATAACAAGTTTTAATACTTTGGGACTTTTTGGAAGTTCGCTTTCAGATACTAATTCTTCAGCAGTCCAAAAGTCTTCAACTTGTAGTCCTGCTAATCTAATAGCATCTTCGAGTGTATGTTCTTCACCGTCTGATGTTTTGAATTTAGTTCCTGGCTTAGCACCTTTGGCTTTTAGTGCTTGTACCTTTTGTGCAAATTCGTTGCCTTCGCCCATACTTTTGCCTTTTAAGCGATCAACTAATTTTTGTAGGTTGTCCCATTCAGGATCCGCTTTCAATGGATTTTTAAACATTACTCCAATGCCTTTAAACTTTTTGTCAATTTGTTTTTGAATTAAATCGCCGGCTTTGTCTTTTGGAATATCAAACTTATCCAGCATATCGCACACTGCGTCTTCACCGCCTTCTTCACCTTTAGCACAAGCCGCTAACTTATCTTTCCATTCGCTGTCAAGGTAGTTAGGTACTGAGCCTTCGTTTTGTTCTGGACCTTGCTCGTGTTTTGATGTAGCAACTATATTGTCTAAGTGTGAAGCATATGCATCTTCCATGTTCATACCTTCATCCAGTCCCAGCAATGATACCGCTTTTTCTGAACTTTCTTCATCTGCAGGTTCGCCCATTATTCTTTCAAACTCGTCGAACATTGCTTTAGTGATAGGTGTATCCTCATCACTTAAAAATCTCAAGGCATTACCTTCTACTTTGTCTTCGCCGTGTTTTGCTACGAGTGCATCGTATTCACTTTTTTCGACTGTGTCTAAATCCACACCCGAATCTTGAAAGAACTTAAACATACCGTCTGCTAAACTACCGATGTCTGCAGGGTCATATTGGTTATACTTTTCATACCATGCCTGGAGTTGTTCTTTCTTACCATCATCTGCTTCTTCCATGTTCATGCTGTCTGCTTTATTTGTTTCACCTTCGCCGATACTTAATGCATCGCTGACAGCACGAGCAACATCTTCATCATGATCGTCTGTGCCGATAATCTTTGCTAAGTCTGCAAACATTTTTGAAGTGATTGGAGAATTTTCAGGCTTTCTAAATTCATCCCATTCTGCATCTTCCCACTCGGATTCTTCTTTGCCAATTTTCTTTTCAAATGCTATAAGTTCGTCTTGCTCATATCCATCACTTACAATCCCAGTTGATGTCATGGCTTTGATCCAGCCCATAGGTAATCCATCACCATTGCCGCCGGTGTATTCGTCATACTTTGCCAGCCACATAGATAGTTCTTTATTCTTGTCACTAAAATCTAATTTTTCTTCGCCTAACAAATCTTCCGGACCAATCTGTGTAGGTTTTGTATTTTCTTTAACAAGATTATAAATGTAAGGGAATACACTTTTTAGTTCTTCATTAAATTGACGAATAGTTAATTCATCAATCCAGTTTGAACTTACGTCAGTTGGTACTTCTTCCATTACTGTTTCTTCAAATGATTCAAATGCTTCTTTGTAATAATTTTGTCTTTGTAATTTAAAAACTGTTTCTTTAACAGTGTCAATTCTTTCATTAACAATGTCCATGTAACCAGCAAGACCCTCAGCCATTACACTTGAACGATTCATATAAGTTTTGAATTGACGTAGTTTGCTAAGTTCTTCGCTGAGTGATACGATGTGCTTACCAAATGTGTCATATGCATTGCCACCTTCTGAAACGTGCATAGCCATTGCTCTTGCACCGTTGAGATGTCTGTAAGGATATTTAAATCTTTCACCCTCACTGCTTTCAATATAAATGCTATCAATTTGTTGTGTACGTCCTGCAGGATTTTCTTGATCAACTGCATTTCTATGCTTGACTACAAGTCTAGCATTTCCTAAATCTTGGAAACTAGTTCTACTAGTTCCATACATCTTACTTTCACTCATTTTTTCTTCTCCGGGTCTA